CTTTAGGTCGACGCCGGTGTCGGTAAAATACGTCACGGCGGCTTTTGCGCCCGCCGTGTATTTTTGATACCGGTCCTTTAGGTCGACGCCGCCGACCGTCAAGTACGTGAGGTCGGCTTTCGCGCCTGATACGTAAGGCGCGAAAATGTCGTCGAGGTCGACGCCGTTCGCTACGAAGTCGGAGGGCATGGCTTAACGCCCCGAGAGGATCAAGTGCACGGCGAGCTTGCCGTAGTTAACGTGCAAAACGCCGTTCTTGTCGCGCGATACGCACGAGGGGTAGGCGCGCTCGACGTCTTGAGCTATGACGCCCGAGTCGTCGGTGCCGGGGAGCTCACCTGGGGCGTTTTCGTTCCACGTCCAAGACATAAGCGCCAAGGCTTCGCGCTTGCCCTCGTAGGGCCGTACGTTGTCCTTGAGCGAAATGTCCGAGGGTGTGTCGAACGAGACTCCGGTAACGGGGCCGGTAAAAGCGTCGCCCGCGAGCTGCGCATATAAAGCCAGATTGGACGCTACGACGGCGCGGTCGGTTGCGGAGCGAGCGGCGGCCTCGGGGCTCGTGGCGTATCGGGTGATGCCGGCGGTGCTTGTCGAGGCGACCGGCAAGCCGGCCGAGCTGCCGAGCTGCTGCCATTTCGTCGGGTCGCTTTCGGGGCTCGTCGTATTGGCGGCGGCGATTGACACGTATATTTTAAAATCGGTCGGGGTTGCCGCAAAGGCGAACCGGCACGTCGCGCCGACGCCGTACGAGAACGGGGCGCCTCCGTTCATGGCCGTCGTAATAAAATCGGGATACCCCCACTGCTGCAAAAACGAGAGGACGTTCGTTATCTCGTAAAGCAAGCCGTTCATTTCGTCGCGTTCGATCGGTTTCGCGTCGGGGTCGACGCCGATCTCGAGCTCATAGTCGGGGCCATAGCCCTGGTTATAACTCACAGAGCCGGACGGCTGAATCGCTTGGGGTATGTCGAGCTTGTCGCCAGCGTTGGCAAAGGGCTCGATAAAGTATTTAGTCGTCATAGTCAGGGCCTACCCGAAAGAGCTAGAGGGGAAATTACCATTATTGAAGTTAAGATTATAGACCCCAAAGCCGAAAACGGGGTACGCGAACACGTCGTAATCTATCCCGACCGTCGAAGGGCGCGGCAATAAGTCAAAATTGCGCAACACAAACGCAAGTTGTGAATCGATCGCGAAGCCGAACGTGTAGGACATAGTCATGTCGAGATTGTCGTTTACCGTGACGGGCCCGAGGTTGCCAAAAACGGCAATCATGAATTTATTTATTTCTGGTACGTTGCAGCGCCCGACGAGCTGGAAGTAACGCAGGCGCAGGATTAGGCGCTGCTGCTCTAGCGTTAAGCTGATGGACCCCGAGCCGCCCCGGCCAAAATTGCCCCGCCCAAAGTTTTGGCGCAGTACGCCAAACGCCCAAGCGGGCGCCGTCGTAGGCGTAGGACCGACCGACACGGTAAGCGGTAAGCCGAGGATGATCGCCCAAACCTTGAGACCGAACGCGTTCGCGGTGCGAAGGTCGAACACGTCGCGCGTCCAATCGGTCCAGAATGCCGACTGATTGTCATCGTACCAGGCTTGTTTCTGCGTGAGTATCGACTCCAGCCTCGGCGCGTTGTTGTACTGCCAGAGCAACGCCCGGAGGATGTCAACGCTAAACTCGAGCGACTGAATGGTACTCACACGGTCACGACCGTAATGTACCCGGACGCCGTGCTCGCTACCTCGTCGAGCGCGAGCGCGTACTCGGTCGACTGGTAGACGGCCCCCGCAACGGTAGCGACCTCGACAAGCGTCACGAACAGGCCCGGCGCAAAGTACGACACGCCGCCGGCGATCTCGAACGGTGACACGCTCGCGCCGACTACAAACCCGCGCTCGCCTGGAATCTCGCCCTCGGCGTAAGCCAGAACGGCGGCCTTAACGTCCGCTTGCGGGTCGCCGAGGTAGTTGCCGACGCGTACCGTAACGCGGATAAGCATGGGTACGTTCGTCGGGCGGTCAAATAGCACGGTGTAAGTTTGGCCGCTGTATTCGTCGACGACCGGGACCGACTCGGAGCCGTTCCACGCTGCGCCGCATGTTTTGTTTTGTAGCAGAGCGAGCGCGACGTCCTCGTCGCTGCCCCCGTCAACGCACGCCCAAACGCTATGCGCGACGAGTGATATGCCGTCGATAACTTGCGTCGTCGGCGCGATGTTCTCGCGGTACTGCATCGACTTGACGCCCTCGACCGCCTGCACGTCGGAGGTAATCGCCTCATTTACGGATATCCCTTGCCGCGCAAGCGTGCGCCGGCGCAGGTCACGGAGAGACTCGTCGGACTGCTCCGCCGTACCGAGTACGCCCTCGGTCGGGTTCGTCACGGTTTCCCAGCCGAGGACCGAGTCGATAACGACGTTCAAAGCGGCCGCGGCGCAAGGGATCGGGCCGAACTCGACAGACTGAAAATTTACCGAGCCGTTTCCGCCGGCGTCAAGCACGACCCCGCCGACGGTCTCGAACAGGTCGCCCGCTGCCGTCGCCGCACGCGTGCCGGCGGGGACGTTGGTCGACGGTTGCCCGGCGACCGTTACGTCGCGAACGAGGGTACGCGTGGCGATTGCGCGCTCGAGGCCCAGTAGGGCGCATATCGCATCGAGAAAGACGCCGCCGGCGAGGTTCGGATTGATCTGGTTTGCGAGCTGCGCATTATTGGCGGCAACGGCCGCGCGCGCGGAGGTCTCGCCGGCGATCATGACGCCTTGCGGCGTGTCGCTCGTAACCTGCAAGTCGGCGCCGAGGGCGGCTTTCCATTCGGTCTGGACCTCGAGCAACAGGTCCGCCGTATCGGGTACGATTACGCCGGTCTCGGTGATGAACTGGTAGTTACCCATTAACCGCCCCTCGTCCGTAAATTGTGCGTATGCCGGCAGTATATCGCAACGTCGAGCCGGTGCGCGAGGTACTGAACGACTCGACCTCGATCACGCCGGGCACGGCTTTTAATATCGTCCGCGCGGCCGCCTCGAATTGTATCGGGTTGTAGTTGTCCCAAGCGGTCGCGAGCGTCGGCATCCCGGTGTTGACGGCGTACTGCATTTCGCCGCGTTGCGCTTGCATGGCCGTCTTGCAATTTCCAATCACGGCGGCGAGGCCGGTCACAATAGACACGTTGCCGTTTACGTCGAGCGCGATATCGTTCGCGGTGGTGGTTTCGATGGTCCGGGTCATGGGTTAGGGGGTCCTGAGTTGCCGGCGCCCGGATCGACGCCGCTGTGCGTGTGAGCTTCGAAGTCGATGCCGGCGATTTCTGCGCCGGCGGTCGCCGTAACATAACCAGTTAAAAGGCTTGTACCCGTGACTTCGAGGTCTCCGATTAACTTAAGGTCGGGGGCCTCTAGCTCTATCAGTATCGGGTGAACGGCGCGTATTTTTGACGGTCCGAGAGTGACGTGTATCGCCCCGTCGGCGCTTTGTATGACCATATCGTCATCCGTTACGCCGTCCGCGAGGGTGTACTGATTGAAAACGTCGGGAATAAAGCGGCCGTCCTCAAACGAGTGCAAGCGCACGGTGTTCGGTTGCGCTTCCTTGAGCCCTTGCATGGCGAGCGATATATCGCGGTCGCTCGCCTCGATCCATCCGAGATCCCCGGCCTTAACGGGGAAGTTTATCAAGTACCCGCCGGCGCCCAGGCACAACACCGGCACGCGGGCTATCTGCGCGCGCGATACTTTGGCCCCGTCAGTCGTCAGGACCGCCACGATAGGCTGAACGGTAGCCATGTTGCTGACTCGGTCGTACTGGATAACGCGCGCGGGGAGCATGCCGTCGACGTTCTGAAGCATCTTTTTGAATACTGCACGGAAAGCGCCGCCGAGGGTGCCGTCGTCGGCCGGGTCTTTGCTTGGGATGTTACCTTCGCTCATTTTTCGCCCGCCCGTTTGCACTCGGCGATACTATAAAACGGCGTGTCGCGATTTGATATCTCAAAATTTAATTTGTAAATGACGTAATTCCCGTTCATGGCGGGGTTCGCTTTTGAGTCGAGCACGAGCTCGCCGCCGAGTTTAGCGTTCGGGTCAAGAAGAAAAGTCACTTTCACGCCTTGCTCGGTTAGCTCGGGGATGCCGACCATGCCGGTAGCCTCGCTTAGCGTGTGCGTGACTCCGGCGAGCGGGGCGTTGTAGTCCTTGACGACGAGGTTCGCGTCGTCGACGTAGGCGTTCACGTTGCCGGAGGCCGATAGCTTGTTAACCTGGTTGAGCGCCGAGCCCGTGAACGAGTAGTTAGAAATCAATTTTTCTTTCGCCTCGAATATCAGCGACAGGCCGAGCGCGCTCGCTGCGTCTGCTGCGATACGTGAGAGCGGGGTCTGCGCGCCGTGCGACTTGGCGACGATATTACCCTTACTGAATTGGCCCGTTTTTGACTTGAGCGTCAAGGTGATGTCCGGCGCCTGAGTCGGCACCGCCTCGGTGATGTCGCCCTCGTACAAGAGAAAATCGCCCGTCGATACGCGTCCGGCCCATACCTTAACGCGCTTGGGGGTCTTGTTGGAATTGAACGGGCTCGTTTCCGTGAGTAGGTAC